TTAATAAACCAATAATTATATTGTCCGTTGTCTCATAGCCATTTTCTTGCGTCCATTTGAGTGTGTTTGCTTTGTAGGCTTTCATTGTTCAATAATTTCCACAGCGTCTTCTGGGCTTCTGGCAACGCCATATAATATAGGTTTACCTTCTGCAAATTTTGCAAACTGTTTCTGTTCTTTTCGCAACCGCCCAGTTTTTGTTTTAACTTCAATAGCAAAAAACTTACCGTCGCTTTTGCGAAAACCGAAAGCATCCGGGAAGCCCTTCGGTAATAATTGGATCCAGTTACCTGTTCGTGCATCTTTCACTTTTCCTGCATTTGATCGCCATATTTTATGGCCTTTCTTTGAAACTTCGAGTAAAATTAATGATTGTATTTCGTGTTCGGTCATTTTAAATATGTCACCTCCATATCTTTAAATTCGCAGTTACACTTGCCATAATTACCTGTACTGAAATCAGATTGCCAAACTTGTTCTTGTGTTTTGCATTCCTTGCATTCAGTTATGAATCGCCTGTTTCCGTTCTTTGGATTAAGTTCATCGACTATTTTTATCCAACCCAACTCTTTTCCAACGTAATATTCTTTCGGTCTACCTCGTTTTTCCAAAAATTATCACTCCTTAAATTGTTGGGAGGGTGTTTCTGTTTTTTGGGAGGGTTCAAAAACCTCCCAAACCCCATTGCTATCAACTAATTAGATACTTTTTATATTAAATGGGAGGGTATGGAAAGAAACTCACTCTGCGTACGTAGTGTATATACATATATATTCCTTCCCTTTTCTTCTACTTTCTAAACAAACCCTCCCATAATAAAAATATCTAAGATAAATACTTGATGTAACAACGTTTATAGGACTTATTTTTTATTTCGAACCCTCCCATTTTTACCACTGAACCCTCCCATTTTTCTTATTCTGAAAAATTTGCTAACCCTGGAAATTTCTCTTTCAAATTTATTCCTAAGTAATACATACTTCCACTTTTCTTTTTCTCGAATTTATCAGTCATTTTCTTTCCGAATTTTGTCATGCTCATTTCATACTCTCCGCTTTCATCTGCCCATTTTTTATAAGCAGTATATAATTCTTTCGCCCCGACTCTCTCTCCTTCGGATACGATGCACTCATCCTCAATAAACTGCTCAATGACATCCATCTCTTTACGATAACCTTCGCTAGCATCAATAATCTTGTCTGGTATTTGTAAGCCATTTTTTTGCCACATCAAGCACCCTTCAACCGCCCAATTTAAAATAGCGGGCGCTTCTCTTAGTAACTTATATTTTAAGTCTTTATCAACTTTTTCTTCTGGTATTTGTACATCAAACGGAATTAATAATAACCTTCGCCAAATACCATCATCAGTCCCTCGCACAATCGGCTTGTGATTGGTTGTTACCCAAATCTTAAACTTGGGTTCAAAATTAAATTCTTCGCCGTATAGAAAACGTGCGGTTACGGTATCGCCACCTGTCAACTGTTTAATTAGCCCTTCATCAAACCGAAAGCCTTCGCTCGGTTCGCTAGAAGCCACCAATCTTACGCCTTGTAGCTTCGCTACGTCGTTATTGATCGTGTCGCCGCGTTTGACCATCAGCGTCTTTGCCTGAATATTGTCGGTATATGTGCCTAAAATATTCCGAATGGTCTCAATGAATAAACTCTTTCCGTTGCGCCCTTTACCGTGCAAAATAAACATTACTTGCTCTCTTGTGCTTCCGGTCAATGAATAACCGATGGCTCTTTGAACAAAGTTAATAACTTCTTGATCGTAATTAAAAATATCATTTAAAAAGTCTAACCAAACATCGGGCTGTTGGTTTTCGGTCATTTCGGAATCCGTCACCATCGAAAACATTTTCTTTCGATCAGCCTTATGTTGCTCACCAGACGTTAAATCTAAATAACCGTTTTGAGTATTGAGTAACATATCATGCGGATCAAACTCATCAGGGCTAATCGGGATATGATGCTTCAACTCGTCTTCCATACGTTTTTTTGCTGTGTTACTTCGGCTGTTTTTGATATGTTTATGAAAAGCCTTTTGCGCTTCTTCTTCGTCAGCTCCTTCCGCAACAAATATTTTTTCGTTTTTCATATCATCAATCGTTTTATCGATTAAAACTCTTACTTGCCCGCGTTCATTCGCTTCCCAGTAACTACCATTGAATACATAAAACTTTTTACGGTTATAGGAATAGCGCACAATGTCACCGTAACGATCTAAAAAACGCTTCGCATTTCCTGTATCGTCAGTGGTACGTGACGGATATTCTTTTTTGGTTTCTTTTTCAGAAAAGAATTCATCACCAAATTCATAACTCAATGGTTCTCTTTTTTGGCTCGGCGTAAATACATCGCCAACCTCATTGATTGCTTTGTTAATCAGTCCAGCGCCGTATGTTGTTTTTCCGCGCTTTTCATCCCATTTATCACGCATTAACCCAGACTGTCGGAAAATGCGATCTATTTGTTCAAAACTTCGAGCAGTCCAAAAAGCTAACATATTGACAAACGCAATGTCGGCCTCTGATTGGCTTGGGTAATCTTTGTACTTTTCCCAATTGCCTTTTAATAAATCTTGAAACTTACTTCCTTGCTTCGACTCTAAAGCCTTACTGACTACTTCTGAATCACTTAAATCATGTTGAATACCGTGGTTGTCAAAATCAATACGCATAACATTTTTCGGGCGTATGTACTTCCGGTAAACGAAGTCAATGCTGTTTTTGCTTGGCTCATTAATGTTATGATATTTATTTAACGAATCGCCAGTCATCGTGAAAAAGCGCCCGCGATCATACATTTCCACATTGCCTTTACGCCTAGCTGGGCCGGGGATTTCCCCTTTGAAAATTAAATGAATACCATTGCCACTAGGACTAATTTCTGCATACGTTTTTAGTAATTCATAAAATTCAAACACAATATTTTTTTCAATGTCGCCGTTTTTATAACGTTCAACCTCTTTGGAGATATCATCAATATCCACACCAACGTACGGGGGTTCAAAGAAGAACCCCAATCCGTCAGCATTTGTTTCTTGGAAAACCTTGAAAGCTTCGTCGTAACTGCTCCATGTATCAGAATCATTGCTTTTGGCTGCCTCGCCAGTTTCTGGATTGATTGGGAGCTTTGTTTGCTTTCCGTTTCTCTCGATGGATCTCCAAACGCACCAATTATCTAATTCTGTTAGTTCGTCTGGAAACATTTATATCCTCCTTGTTAAAATGGGACGTCGTCGTTATTGATTTCGTCAGTTTGGTTTAAATTATCGTCCACGTTTTTGAACGGGTTTTCGTTATCTTCCTCGCCTTTGAATTGGTGTTGCACCTGTGGGAATTTTGTTTGATTATAGTTCCAAGGCGCCACTTGATTACGGTATTTTGGGTTGTCTGAATCGGTTGTATTGTAGTCGTCAATTTCTTTTTTAACGTATACACGAACCGGTTTCCCTGTTAAAAGATCAGCAAAATCATCAATACTTGAAATTTGTGTGCCTTCAGGAACGCCTACCGCTTCTAAAATGTATTGGAAGCTTTCTAAGTCGTATTGATTGGTGGCTTTGCGTTTCCAGTTTGCGTTGAATACGTGACGATTAGCATATTTTCCATTCGTTTCAGCAAGCGCTGGAACGTTTTTTAAATCATTGCGCACGATAAGATCGATTTGAAAGTTTTCTGCACCGCTCGGCGTTGCATCCTCATACGCCTTATTGATGACCATTTCATATTCACCAGTGGGTAGCGCACCGTAATTGTTGTCTTGGTTATTTTCATAATTTGCTGTTAAAAAACTCATTGTAAAATTCTCCTTTTAATTTAATTGTTTGTATTTTTGCTTTAACGGTTTAAGTTGCGTATAAAACTGTGGCCAATTCAATTGTTTAAATTCTGGTATTTGGTACTTCAACCAGCTGTCTTTGTACCCTCTTGCTTTCGCAAATAAGTAGTAGTCTTCGACGGATTCTAAGTCATCTTTATTTTTACTCCCCCACTTCTTCTTAAATTTAATTTTTTTGTAGTCTGCAATAAAACTTTCTTTATCGACTTCTTCAAGATCACCATCTTCAAACTTAATGGTTTGTTCTTGCTTAAATTCGTGCTCGCAATATGGACAATTCATCATCTGTGGGCTAATCCATGCGGCGCACGTTGGGCATTGTTTAGCTAATGTTTCGCTTTTTTTATTGCTTTTCTTCTTATTTCTACCTTTAATCGTCCACTCTCTTTCCATATCGGGGAGCCCAAACTCGTGCACGTTACCGACATGGTCTAAAATGATCGCTTCTTTTTTTGGCTGGTAACGCATTGCTCGCATGGCCTGTTGAATATAAAGCACTAATGATTTTGTCGGTCGTGCTAATATCACACAAGAACAATCTGGAACATCGAACCCTTCTGATATTAAATCAACATTTACTAATACTTGAATTTTATTATTTCGGAAATCATCCATAACTTGCTCGCGTTCTTTTTTAGGCGTTTTTCCGTCTGCATGCGTTGCTTTAATACCCGCTTTTTGGAATTCCTCCGTAATTTGCTTGCTGATTTCAACCGAAGGCGCGTAAGCAATTGCTTTTTTACCTTTTGCATGCTTATTGTAGTGACGCACGATTTCGCCATATATGCGGCTTTGATTGAATTCTTCAGCGATTGATTTGTTATCATAATCGCCCATTGAGTTTTGCTTTAAATGTTCGCGATCAATAGAGCTTTCAGCAAAATATCGGTACGGCGCTAACCGCCCATTATTAATTAACCACTTCACAGATGGCCCTGTGATTAAATCGTCGTATATATCTGAAAAACCTTTGCCGTTCATGCGCCACGGAGTGGCTGTAAAGCCGAGCCGGAATGCATTATCAAAATAGTCATATAATTTTTGATATGTTTTAGCTCTTGAGTGGTGCGTCTCGTCTGTAATAATAATTTGTGGGTAGGCCATTGTTTCTCGCCGGTTCCACGCTTTAATTACTGTCTGAATCGTTACATGATTCATGTTTACTTTGTTTTTGACGAAAGATTGTTCAATTTGTTCGGCTAATTCCTTTCGATGAACAATAAACAAAACATGATTTTGCTTGCTTGTTGCTAACCGTGCAATTTCTGCAATAACGACACTTTTACCGCTTCCGGGTGGTGCTTGTATCATCACGCCTTGTGAACCGTTAGCAATCTTTCTTCTGGCTTGCTTTACTAAAGTTTGTTGGTAGTCGTATAATTGGTAAGTCAATCAGTAATCACTAGCTCGTCCACTAAACACCCTTTGCGATCATCCAATCGGTTTTTAGCCTCGGTATCATCGGTAGGCTGTAAGACGAACCCTCGAACAACTTCTTCGTTTCTTTCTGTGACAACAAGGTGCGCCACGACATCGCACAGTCCTAAAAAGTTATTGTAAACTCCCTTTCGTAAATCAGGTACTCGTTTTGTAAATGTTTGTCCGCTTTCGGATTCGAAGGGTTTTGTTGTTTCCCAAGCCGTAAAGATTAAACGGACATCCAATTTCTTTAACGCTCGAACCATACGCATGACTAGGAAATCAACTTTCTGATAATCGGCCATTGACGGAACGCCTTGCTGAGATGCTTTTCCGTGTTTTCCTAAGTTTTCTAAACTTGATCGGAATAATTCAGAAACATTATCAACCACGATGTTGTCATAATTTTCTTCGTATGTTGGGTTCGTAACTAATTCTGTAACTGTTTTGTTCCATTCTTCCCATATTTCGGAGGTGTCAATTTCTGCAATATCAATATTTTCTATTCCTTTTAATACAGTTTCTGATTTATCAATAGGAATTAATAACGTTTTTCCGGGAATATGTTTAATGGAAGATGTTTTTCCTACGCCTTGATTCCCATAAATGAGATAAGTAGCATTTTCTTGGGATAAATCCTTGGCATTTTTAATATTCAAATTCATCGATAATCCAACCTTTCTTCCTGTCGTACTTCAACGCCTTTTAATTCTTCG